AGTGGTGCCTGTGTCCTCGTAGAAGCTGATGTCGCCTGAGCTGTTAGCCCTAAAGATGTCTTTTCCTGACAAGTCTTCAATTCTGAAACCGTAATCGGCGGTGTCGGTAGTGTTGGCCTTTAATATGTACCCATTTGTTTGCGTACTATCTGCCAACGTAATAGAACTTGATGATGATTTAAGAAATTTAGTAGTGCCATCCACAGTCAGCCCATCAGCAACCACAGTACCCGTTACGTCGATGCCTGTGCTGCTAGTTTCTAGCTTTTGAGACCCATTGTGGAATAGTTGTACCGAGCCACCCGTGTTGAAATTTGCCATGGCTTGGCTGTTAATTGTATCATAAACATTAACTTTTGTGCCATTAGACTGGAGTGAAAGATGACCATTTCCAGTATCAGTTATAACACTGTTAGTCCCATTGTGAAACACCTCCAAATCCGCAGATGAACCAAAAGTAGCCTTTACGTTGTCGCCGTAAGCTACATTGCCCGTCATCGTCCCGCCAGCTTTAGGTAATGCGGCATCAGCAGTCGTGCCTTGGGCAGCTGTAGCAAAGGCACTAGAATGGTTTCCGTCCAGTAAGTCAGCATCTAAACCAGAGCCAGCACCATCGTTACCATCGTGCCAGAAAGTTCTCCAACTGTTCCAATCACCGTCATTTGTCTTACCTCTAAAATAAGCTGAGTTTCGATCTGTACCAAAGCCTATTTGTGTAATCCAGTTACTTGTATCGTTGTGTTCCGAACCAGAGCTAACAATAGCCAACCCTTGTCCATAGTTAGACGCAGGTTTACCTGTAGTAGTTGTATTGAAGGCAAACATCCCCGCACGATAAGTCGTGTCAAGTGATGTGGCGGTTCCAGAAGAAGTCCTTACGAAGTCTGTTTCATGCTGTCCATCTACCGTATCAGCATCTAGACCAGAGCCAGACCCATCATTACCAGCATTCCATACTACATTGCCGCCAGCATAAAAACTACCTGCATTTATACGAGAGTTAGCTGTGCCTTTGAATGCAGAGTCCGAATTAAAGTTCCACGCATTTGCTAAATCATCGTGCCAAACGTGATCTATATTTGTAGAACTATTGTAATTTGCAACCCAAGCCTCACTAGCTAAAGCATTAGAGAGAGTGCCAGAAGAGTCATACCTTGCATAGCCACTGCCACCCACACCGTCTAACAAGTCAGCATCCAAACCAGATCCTGAGCCATCAACCGTCTTAATAGCTGTCAGTATTTCACTAGCTGTCTGATCTATAGTGGCACCAGCCTCAATGCCATCTAGCTTTGTACCGTCCGTTGAAATGTCACGTCCATCTACCGTACCTGCAATACTAATATTGCCACTAGCATCTAAGTATACTGCTTTTTCTGCTGGGTATGTAATAAACACTTCTGCCTCACCTGCAGTGAGGTTGATAGCAGAACCGGAGTTTGAACTTTCTAATATGGTAGTACGAGCTAGGGTTGTATTACTCTCTGTCCACGTACCTAGCCCTACTTCCCATTCATTAGTACTTGGCTCTAGTATAGCATAGTATGTAGTGTCACCACTAGACAAAGCAGAAGCAAATGTCTGAAAGCTTTCCACTGTACTAGTAAGGGTAAGAGTACCCGTACCTGTAGTGGTAGTCCTTTGTTTTACTCTGTCTTTAACTACTAGAGCCATAGTCTATATTCCTATTAAGCTATACGAATGATTGCATTAGAAGCATCTGCAGTTGGGAACGTAATAGTAAAGTCACCAGCTGTAGAGGTTTTAGTACCACCAAAATCAATTACACATATAGCTGCATTAGATGCAGTTGCATTGTAGATAACACAACCATCTGCAGAAATAGTAGCAGTGGAAAATACTTCATCTGCAATATCTACAATTGCAGTTGTTCCTGATACAGAAATAGTAACACTATCTAATACAGCACCACCAGCACTGTAGCCAGTACCGGATGCTTCATCTGTATTTCCTGTTACATCACTGTAGTTAGTAGTTGTAGCATCATAAGTACCCGAAGGAGATGCTTTAATCAGTGCAAGCTTAATACTATCCGTATCTAAATCATGAGTACCACCAAGTAGTTCTGATTTGAAGCTTGTACACATTGCTGTTGTGATAGCCATATTTAAATCCCTTTTTATATGCAGTTAAGTGGGCCGCAGTTAAGCAGCCCACCCAATATTTTAGTTACATATTAAGCCAAGTTGTAACGTGCAGTTACAAGAGCTTCTGGACGCAGGATCTTGCGACCATACAGATGCATACCACGAACGATGTCAGCAAAGCTGTCTGGGTCACGGTAAGTTTCTGTTTTGTTGATCTGCTCTGCAGTTGCAACAGCTGAGTCATGACCAGCTACGATTACACCGTAGTTGTCATCTTGAGCAGTTGTACCTGTAGTTGCAGCACCAGTACCTACTGAAGGCAAGTTGTTGGATACGTGTACACGGAAGCCGTGGAAGTTATTCAACACCAAACCATTCATCAAGCCTGAACCACCGAAGTCTGCGTTCAAAAGACGTGAATCTTCATCACGAAGGATCTCCATCATTTCAGGTGAGATGACAACCCAACGACCTGTAGTTGGTACACTCTGACCATCCATGACACGAGCCATGCGGGACAGAACCATTGCAGGTGATGCATATGCAGTTGGCAAAGCTGTTGCACCCGGCAGACGTGCTGCGAGTGGGATAGAGTCACCAGTTGTACCTGCAGAAGCTGTAGTGGTAATGTTACCAAAGTCAGACATGTCCAGCTTGTTAGCTGCCAAGAGTTCGTCAGTACCAGCTGTAGAGTTGGCTTTAGTGCCATTTACTGTAGTGTTGACGCCATCAGCATTGCCATGCAAAGCAGACTGAGCATAACCAGACAAGTAGCCAAGAACTTCTTGGTCATACTGGTCAGCCAAACGATAGGCAGCACGATCACTTGCAAGGCTTTGGAAATTGACGTGGCTATGAGCCTCTTCAATATCGTCTACTTTGAAAGCAAAATAGTTAGCTTTATCAACAACTAACGAGAAATCTGCATCAGCCAAATCTTGTGGTGCGATTGTTGTACCACGTAGATATGCCGACACCGAAATTTCGGGTTCTTTGATGATTTTTACTGTATCGCCCATGTTGGCGATTTCTCCAAAATAATCATTATTAGTGATTGCTTCAGTGATAGATGCTTTGCGGAACGCAAGTTGCACCTGTTTGGAATAGATAACTGGGGAAAAGTTACCATTGGGGAGGTTGGTATAACCCCCTGCGGAACCGAATGCCATTGTAATTCTCCTTAGCATTAGTTTTACAGATGCAAACTATGTATTACTTAGTGTAGAGGCTAATCGTTTGTGGGTGCATTTAATAACTAAAATATAATGATCAGTTATACTTCAGGTTAAATGGGCCACACGTTTTAGGTGATCCGAAAAGTTATATTGTTTGCTAAAATAGTGTTTGTAGTGTGGGTAACCGTAGTTGATACCTAGCAGGGCCACACTACTACTACACTTATTCACATATAGTTATATCATAAATAACTATAATGTCAATACGATTTAACGGGCAGAACCTGATATATCGTAAATAAATTGCCCAGTACGAATAGCTTCCATGATTTCATCAGAATGTTTTTCGTACTCGACTGCCGACATCTTTTGAACATCGGATTCTAGGATGGCTCCATTATTGCCCTGTGAGCTTGGAGCACTGCGTTGGTTCCGTGTATTCACAGAACGTGCCGCATCTTTTGAAGTACTAGACTTTTTAGCCTTAATACCTTTATCTGCTTTATAAAGATCGATAGCACGAGCAGCTGATTTTGCATCGTTATCGTTATTGTATAACGCATCTTGTATCCACTTAGGCTGCTCATCTGCCCATTCATGGAAGTCATCACTCTCACGAATAGTATCAAAGTCAGGGTGCATCTGCATCAACGTTGCTTCAGCCTTTTCCCGTACTGCCGATTCTCGCATTTCGTCTACTGCACGTACACGATCCTCTAAGTCTGCAGATTGTTCTTTTGCTTTCTTAATTGCAATAGTTTCTACAATAGCTGCAACATCGGGATACTGCTTAGTCCAAGCTTCGATATCTTCATCAGACTTGGGTAGTTTGATTTCTTGTTTCGTTGCTTGTTTTAATTGTTGCTCTAGTGCTACAATACGATCTTCATATTCTTTTTCTTTAGATTGCTGGTGTCGCCGTAGATCACCATAACGTTTTTTGAAACTACGTTCTT